TGCAACATAATCTATCGTCTGGGCATCCACATCTTCAATGGTGCAATCTTCGGCAGTGTAAATCCATGCCGCACAATGTGCATCTTCACCTTGAAGTTCAATCAGTCGATTGACGTTTTCTTGAAGTTGCTTGAGAGTGTAGTTCATAATCAGGAAAAAAGAGGAGTTACAGTGTGGCGGATGCAATCACGGTGACCGACGTACTTATCAACCCACCGAACTAATCGGTCATTTTGTGCAACAATACCCTTATGTGTTGTGGGTCTTGTAGGCATTGTGCGATTGAAGTCTTCAATAGTTCCATCGCGATACTCAATGCGAATGTTGTAAGTGGCAGTGGTAGTTTTCATTAAACAAGTGCCTCCATCTTGATACCTTGCTCAGCAAATGCATCAGCAACAATACCACACAGAGCAGTGACTTCAAAGTCACTCATCTCCCACAGTTCGCCAGCAATTTCAATTTGTTCCTGAATGTTTTCTGAAACAGTCAACATTGCAGTGATTTGTTCTTGATTCATTTCAACAGTGGTAGGCATTTCGTTTTCCCAGAAGTCAACCCAATCGGCAGCAGTTGCATCGGTGATAGTCATCAGTAGTGTGCCTCGGAGGTGTCCAGTTGATCAGACCATTTTGAAATAGCGTCGTAGCACTTCTTGTAGTCTACGAAGTCGGGACCATGGTTAAGCAAAAAATCAAAGGCATACATCAGACGATTCTCAGGGATTGAAAGGTGATGCTTGAGTTTCGCGTTCATCGGTCTCCTTTGCTTGTTGAACTTATTATAGGGCACCTGGGGGGCATTGCAGCGCCCCGTGTACCACTTGTTGAACCGTCACACCTCCGTCAGGTTAGGAGCCCATGCGGTGGTATATTCTTCCTCACTTCCCTCCAACTCCATGTAAGTATCCAACCACTCTGCATATTCTTCATACAATGCACGAACATTCTCTTTATCTTCTTCTGCACCCATTTCAACATAAGATCCTGCAAGTTCACAAATATGTTCACATTGATTCTCAATCATTTCAACACGTTGATCGTCGGTGAACTCAGTCATAAAACCTCTCTGTTGATTACTTTGTAATTATAGGGCATCCTGGTGGTGTTTGGGGATGCCCTGTGACACTTATTATGTGTCACATTGGTGGTGGTGTTTTGTTGATCTCATTTACGATAATGTAGAACAACAAAATAATTACACAAATGTTAATTGTAATAGGATAAAGTATCATTTGATTAGTTAAGTGGGCAGTTTTTGAAACCGCCCATTTCTAAAATTTACAGCACTGAACACCCCACGATCAACTAATTTCATCATTCCATAAGTATTGCTCCTAACATAACCTTCACCATCTACAATGAACCCATCAATGACTGCTTTAGGTCCATTATTACTGCATAGTGATAACATATCCATCTTAATCGTATGAATTAACTTCCAAAAACGAATTAAATTCAAATCACAGTCGGCAGCGATGGCGAGTGCCTCTGTGTCCAGGACGGCATTGACTTTTAAGAAAGTGTTAATGGTTTTCTTAATCTCTGCTGCTTTCTTTTTATCTACAAACTCACACATCTGAGACATTGCCCGCGCAAAATTTACAATTTCAGTAAAATCATCATCACCCATCCAGGCAGAAGGTTGAATAAAACGACACTTATCTGTACTCAAAAGATTCAATTCAAAGTTCCAAGAACACAAAGGATGTGCTTCAGAATCACGCAAATCACCATCAGTAGTGTAGAACGTATGAGGTGCTACAATGATATTTTCATCAAGCGGTTGATCAAACACATAGGTGATAGTATTTGGTTGATAAGTATCACCACCACCGAAACCGATAAAATCACCCTGAATGATACCTTCAGTACGTGGAAGACAATCAAGCGCACAATGCAAAATGATTGCTACTTGTCCCTCATGGTTAGCATCAATCTCCTCGTGAGTATGATTGATTTTGATCTTTACTTTGTTGAACACACTTTTGGTGCCTACAAAAAACTTACCAGTCGCAGGATTAGTACCCCAAACAATAGCAGGAGCACCATCAATCTTTACCGACATTGTAGACGGTGCAAGGAACCAATCAAGCACAGAAAGATCACCAGTCAGAATGGTGTCTTCGGGATGTTCAAGGTGAAGGTTTTTCATTTAAGAACGTGGCGATAGTCAATAGATTTAATGCACCAACCTGATGCAGTTGAGATCTCATCAATTAGATCTTCTTCATCATCTGCTTCCCAAAATTGTCCCACATAAACTTGACTCAAACGCTCTTCAGTTGTAACCTGATCGGATACACTCCAATCAGCATCATCAAGAGAACAATCAAACTCAATATCAGTGATTTGAACGTTCATTTGCCCACCCCATAATCGTTTGCAGTTGCTTCCAGAGCACCAATTTCTGTCGTTTGTTGTGGTGATGTAGGCATCAAATCCATCAGGGTTTCTTCACCATAATAGTCCAGAATCTCACTCTTTACGTCATCTTCGTCCCAATCCTTAATGTTCTGCTCAATACTCTCAACAGCAAATGTGATGAGAGTGTCCATATCCATTCCCTCAACAATCATCTCAGCGTAATTCGCTTTGAACTGTTCAAGTTGTTTGGAGTTCATTTTTTTCTTTTTAATGTCTGGATGTGGAGCGTAAAGTGGACCTTGATAGTTACCAGCGAAAGTCATCAGCAGTAGAGAGGCATGTACTCAGAAGAAGGCATTTTGTCGGTGTTGAAACCAGTAACTTCAGCACCTTTAGCAATACGCTGTTCCCACTCATTCTTGGCGTCAGTTCCAACAACAACGCTGTAGGACTTCATACCATTAGCACGGAAATAAACACGCTTGTTGAAACGCTTGATCACAACCTTCACACCTTTCTTCTCACACGCTTCAGCAACAAATGCTTCGGGGAAGAAGTCAACGATGGTGGCGGAGTTGGTGACTTGCATTGGGTGTTTCCTGTCGATGGTCTTATTATAGGGCATTGGGCAGGCAGTGGAAGCGATGGTGTGCCACTCCCTGAACTGGTTACCAGATCTCCGTCCACCGCTTGTGGTTTGCTTTACTGACTCTACCTTCTTTCAACATATTATCACAAACATTAACAAACACCCGAAACTTCTCCTCTCGGGTCAAAGTATCAGCACCATCACATTGTGACATAATTCTGATCATCTGTGCTTTGTTGGTGATCATTGATCCCCCTTGATTACTTTGTAATCATACAGGAAGAACCGCTTCACTGCGCGTTCGCTGTGCCAGTTTACGCTTTGGTACATTCAGTTGCTCCATTATGATTTGTTTTGGTAGAAAGTTCCAACAATAGTAACTACTACTGAAGGTAATCTTATCGTTAGCTCTACCATCAGGAGAATGAAACTTCATTCGCTTATCAAACATCAGCAGTTGCAGATCCTTATCCTTGAATAGTTGCTTTGGTGCAGAATCATTCAACCAAGTGTTAGTCATAATCAACGCAAATGGTTTGTTGAATGACAATGCTCTCTCAAAGAATTTACGCTTATTTGTAAATGGTGGATTAGAAACCATCACATCCCAATGAAATGGTTCCCACTGTAAAAAATCTTTACCTTCATCAATGTGAGAGTATTCTACACTGTGAGTCTGTGAAATTTGCTTCACAAACTCACTCTCTGCCTTATCAAATGGACACCAAACCTTTGCATCCTTTGGAATATATTTCAGGATGGGAGTAACCCCATAGTCGGGAGTATAACACTCGTCATTGTTACCTGACGAGTACATAAGTTCTTTAGAGTCCATAATCAACCTAGGATGCAAGTGCCTACTGTATAAATGTTTTTCTTAGAGATTGTAACACCAATGCGAGGATCTTTAGCATTACCTGCACGTTTCTTAGGATATTGTTTCTGTGCTTTAGGGAGAACAATATCTAAAACATCATTACAATCAAGTTTCCATACTTCTGCAATCTTACCACCATTATATCGTGCATAATAGTGGTTCTTATACTTACCAATCTTATCCTCAATCAAATAGCGTTCTTGCTCTTCCCAAGTATCTTGAACACTGATACCATTGTAGGTAGCGTTGATACTATCTGCAATGGTTGACTTATACTCTGCACCACCATCTTCATCGAAAGCATCAGCGCCACTGTAATCATCAGCAACACGATGACCCAATGTACCCGCCATATGAATCTCACGGGAACGAGCATAAGAGAAAGGATCTCCCCAACCTTGTTCATCGCAAAGTTGATACATTTCCTCAAACAATGCTTGAAACTTTTGTTCGGGAGTCATCGCTTTCTGTCGATTACTTTGTAATTATACGGCAGTACATAGACGATTGGAGAATCTCTGTGCCACCTTGTTGTCTGGCATACCAAAAGTATCACTCATATACCAATCGTATAACCTTATTTCTTCTTCTCTTGCCTCAATTTCGTGTGGTTGATCTTCGTAGTCCCAGTTTTCTGCTGGTTCAGTGTAATAACACAATTTTCCACTCCGAAACCGCAGAGAACCTTCTACCCATTGGCGCAGATGCGTCAGTTCGTGCAAAAGAGTCTTTATGTAAGTTTCCCTGTCCATATCGGTCTGAAGTTCAATTAAAAAATGTCGTGGACGATAGTTTTCACCTACAACATCACAATAACCAACTACATTCTCACGTTTTAGTCCCTTATGGACAATATCAACAGAGATTTTGTGACGTGGAAAAAAGTTATTCAGAAACCAAGAGGTAACATCCTCACAGATGATTTTAGAATAACCGTATCCAGAATGATAGATGCTAGACATGTTCCCCAGTGCATAAACCAGATAAAGGACGATACAAATAAAAGTTTCTCTTTAGCAGTCATCAGTTTTTGTAAAGATAACCACCTGCCCAATCGCAGTTTTTGAAAAGCCACTCACGATCTTCAATCAATCGCAGATCGAAACGAACACCTTTAGCAGGAGACTTAAATGATGCTGCCTTGTAAACTTCACCTGTCTTCTTATCAACGAAGGCATGAACAGAACGACTTCCACCATCAGTAATCATAACGATTTTATGATACTTACGACCAGTTTCCATGATGAACTTATAACTTTCACCATTACGAATTTTTTCAATCTGCTTCTCATG